TGGCGCATCGCCCGCGAGCCGCTGTCGCCCCACGTTGCCGAAACACAACTGCGCGCCGATCTGTACGCGGTGTCGCGCCAGTTGCGCGGGCGCATCTTCTCGCTGCCCGAGCTAGATCCGCAGCGCGCGGCCGTGGTGCTGCACGTGGCGCTGGTAATCGGCAGCGACGCCCTGCTGGCCGAGCGCGACCTGTGGGATTCCCTGCGGCGCGCGGACTACAACGCGGCCAGTGATTGCCTGCTGCTGAGCCGCTGGCCGGCAATGGCCGGCGACGACATCACCGAACGCCGCCGCGTGCTCGCCATGGCGCGGCAGATGCGCGACGGGGTGCCGGCATGACGCGCGAAACAGCCCTGTCGCTGATTCTCGCCGGGGTGGTGGGCGTGTTCGGCTACCGACTGGGGCTGGGCGACGCCCCGGTGATCGAGCGCGTCGAGTACCGCCCGGCAGTGATCCAAGACGACGGCAGCGTGATTGCCGAGCGCGACCCGACGCCGCCCGACGCGCCTGCACCGCACCGCATCCCGCGCGGCAACGTCGAGGTGCGCCGCGTCGAGGTCGAGGTGCAGCCCGACGCGCCAGGGTGCCCGGTGTGCCGCGTCGACCTGTCGCTGGTGCGTGATGATGAGGGTGGGCAGCGGGTCATTGCGTCCAGCCCCAACGGCTCGATTCTGCGGGCGCTCGATGTGCCGATCCTGCCCGGCCTGTTGCCGCCGCCGGTGAGGCCCTGGGCTGCTGGCCTGAGCTATGACCCGTTCGGCGGTCGCGGCGGCGTGTGGATCGAGCGGGACGTGTCCCGGTTCCGGCTCGGCGCCGACGTGCAGCAGGATGAGCGCGGCGCGCTCAGGGCGCTGGTTCGGGTGGGGTGGCGGTTTTAGCCGCCCGCCGAATCCCCTCGCTCACGTTGCCGTCTCCGATCTCCCGCAGGCGATCCACGGTGGCGCGATCCAGCCGCACGTTGACGCGGACGTCGCCCACCGTGGGGCGGCCTGAGTTTGGGCGAGCGCCGCCGTGGTTATTCATGCCCGACCAGGTGGCAGGCTGACGGTCTGGCCGATGCGTTCCTCAGCCCGCACCTCGGCAATCAGATCATCCTGCACCGGGTCGGGAGCGCCGCCGCGCCGCCGGTGTTCCGCGTACCACGCCATGATCATCGCGCTGGCGTTGTCCTCATTGCTCATGAGGTTGGGGTCGATGCCCGAGGCCTCGCAGATCGTCACCAGTGGCGCGGTATCAAACGACACCGCGCCGTCAGGATCGCGGGCGAGCCGCAGATCAGCAAAATCGATCCCGTCAGGGATGGTGTAGCGGGTCAGCGCCTGCGGCATCTGTGCCTCCACGGCTTTTGCAATCCAATCGGTGAGCCGCATGCCCTCGGCCCGTGAAGCGCGAATCCAGCGGCCTTTTGTGGCCGCCGGGACGCGTAGGTGGATGAGGGATTCGCTCAAAGCTCGGCGATGCCAAAATAGCGGATCGCATCACCAAACCGGGCGGCGAAGACCCGGGGCGGCTCGCTGTGAATCCGCCCCCGAATGTCTTCGGCGCCCTCGATCAGATCGTCGACGCCTAGCTCGCTGTACTCGGCAGTGTTGTTGGCGATCCCGGCAAGTAAGTCGCAAGCGCTGTCCCAGCCCTCCCCGTTGATGGGTTGGGCCTGGAATTCGCCGAAGCCGGAAGGGTTGGCGACAATGGATATTTCGTAGTGCATGGAGGCTTACGACTTTTTCAGCATGAGGGCGGTAAAGCTGGGGCATTCAGCAACCTGAACCTTGCGGAAATCTTCGATCAGGTAGCTGCGCGCGATGTCGGCGCCGTTGCTCTGCTGAAAATCCTTTTCCGCCATGTTGCTCGACAGCTTGATCAAGGTGGCTTCCACCTCGTTCATCGCCATCACCGAATCAACCGGGCTGGCGTCGATCTTAGCGGCGTGCGCTTCGATGCCGGCAAGAAGTTGGCTGGTGAGGGTTTTGGCGGCTTTTTGGATGTTGCTCATGATGTTGCTCCTTTCAGGATTCCCGGTTCCGCCGGGGCGGTTGCTTTGCTGCTGATGGGCCTATTGTACAGACAAAACCAAGGGGCGCAAGTGTTTTGCAAAATTATTTTGCAGGCGCCCAAGGCGACCGGGTGCCGCCGGCTGTTGTACTTGCCGCCCCTCCGCCGCTATACTCCGCGCCCGTTCGTGGGGATCATGATGCGGTACGGGATGCTCAGATATTGCTCGGAGCGTGCCCCCGCTACCACTAATATCTGACTGCCGTTTCGCGCTTCCGCGAACACTCCCCCGGCGTCCTCCCCCAAAACAATCTCATCCCCAAGCAGTTCGCGCACGGCGCTTCTGATTTCGGGTGTGTCGCGTGCGTCTGCGAGTTGCTCAACCAGGCGCCGCCATGTTTCGCGGGCGCGCGGCAGAATTTGCGCGGGCTGGTAGTTGCGGGCGGCTTTTAGTTCGGCACTTGCGTCGGTCACGCCTTGCTCGGCATCGATGAGGGCCTGGCGCGTGCCGGCAGTGATGATGCCGGCCTTGAGTGCAGCCATGATGTTTTCGCGCGTGCGCTCCGCGTCTCTGATTCGTTTTTCGATGTTGCCGGTGTCGGGGGCCGCTTGCGTGAGTAGGCGCCGGGCCTCGCGCTCGAATGCGTGGTAGGCGGCTTCGCTGAGCAGATCGCGTTTGATGCCGGCGAGAAGGGCACTTTCAACGTGTGTGCGGGCGACGCGCAGGCGGCTGGCGCAGACGGTGGGGCCGCGATCTTTGGCGCGGGCGCAGCCGTAGCGGTAGGCGTCGACGGCGACCATGGGGCCGCCACAGTCGCAGCATTTGAGTAGGCCGCTGAGCATGTGCCTGGGCGATCTTCCGGGTGGGGCGCCTGATCGGCTGCGCCGGTTTTGCAGCGTGGCGTCGGCGGCCTGCCATTGCGCGTCGGTGATGATGCGCAGCTCGGGGTGCTCGGTGATGATCCATTCGTTTTCGGGCCGCTCTGAGCGCAGGCGGCGGCCGGTGTCGGGATGTTTGGTCCAGGTGCTGCGGTTCCAGATTTGGCGGCCCCGGTAGATGGGGTTGGCGAGGATGCCGATGCCGCGTTTTCGGTCGCCGTAGATCACGCTCATGGCCCAGCTGCTGCCGCGCGGGCTGGGCACGCCGTCGGCATTGAGCGCGGCGGCGATTTGCCGGGGTGTGTGCCCGGCTGCGGCCATGTTGTAGATGCGGCGGACGACCTGGGCGTGATCGGGGTCGATGGTGCGCTGGCCGGTTCCTGCTACCCGGTAGCCGTAGGGCAGGCCGCCCGCGCTGGCGCCGGCAAGGGCGCGGCCGGTGAGTCCTCGATGGGTTTTGTCGGCCAGTTCGTCGAGGTACATTTCGCCCATGAGGCCGCGCAGGCCCACGTCGATTTTGTGGCCCTTGCGGGCGGTGTCGACGCCATCGCTGGCGCCCACCAGGCGCGCTCCGGCGAACCGCACGCGCTTGAGCAGTTGGCCTATTTCGCTGCTGTCGCGGCTGAGCCGGCTGAGGTCGTCGACCACTACCAGATCAACGCGCCCGCCGGTGATGTCGGCCACCAGCGCGCGGTAGCCGGGGCGGTTGTCGCTGGCGCCGCTGATGGCGGCGTCGGTGTAGGCGACGGGCTCGGGCACGCCGTTGCGCTGGCACCAGTGCCGCACGTTGCGCAGCTGATCATCCAGCGATGCTGCACGTTGTTGATCGGACGAATATCTGGCGTAGGCGGCGACTCTCATAGCCGAAGTTATGCCGCCCGCTGCCGGTCTGGCAATGCGGGGTGATTCGGTCGCTGTGCGGACTCAGCCTGTTCTGATGCTGGTTTGGGGGTGAGATGATCGGCCACGGCGCGCTGTGCCAGGGCGGCGATGATGGCGTGATGTGCGGGGGTCATGGGCCGGCCTCCTGGTTCATGGCGGCGTCGATATACCGATCGAGCGCCTCGTTTTTTGCGGCCCGTGGACAATTGCCAAACACAGAATCAAACTGCTCTGCGTTGAGGCTCCTGATGAACCTGTACCGGTTAGCATCCACCCGCGCCGCCTCAACATCAGCGGCTGGTTCTGGGGGTTGTGGCGATGCGGCGAGCGCGGTCTTGATCTTGGCAAGCGCAGACATGCCGTCATCGAGGCCAGACTCCCAGTCCTTTATGGCTTTTCGGATGCGGATAACAGCCATGGCCGATTCCAAGTACGGCACTGCCGCAGGCTTGGCGAGTTCGGCCACGGCCACGTCGATGGCCAAACCTATCGCCTTCGGATCGGCTTTCGGCGGACCTTCCGTCCCGCGCCGCCATTTGTTGTGGGCCTCAAGGATTGCGCGTGCTTCGTCGCGGGTCATGATTGCCCCCGATGCTTTGTGAGGGCGGCGTCTGCCATCCGTAATGTTTGGTCTGATCCCTTGATGCGCGATGCTCCGATCAGGTTTCGGCAATATTGCAACGCCTCCACCAACTCCCACATATCAGGCGGGGCGGCATACAACGGCACCCACTGAGCGCCGCCGTACTGATCGTCTGATAGGATGTCGAGCCGGACCATCATCATGGCGTGGCGCTTGCCGGTGATCGCCGTGTTCGGGTAGCCGTATGCAACGGGCTCCTGCCGCGCCAGTTCAGCCCGCATCGCATCCCGGCCCTTGGCATAGCCGTCCATGTGCGCCACGGTCAGCATGTCGTTCGCGTCAGCCTGTCCAGCGGTAAAGCCCGCATCCCAAAAATGCCGACAGGTGATCGGGTCCTTGGCAACGTTGAGCAGGGCGTCGTATGCCCGCTGGAATGCCTGGTGTTCGGCATCGGCTGCGTGTTCCTGCACTTCTGATAGCGTTGGCATCAGCCACACTCCTGTTCGTAATTGGCGCGCACAGACACCCGGCGCTCAAGGGCTTCGATCATCTGTCGGTCGTTCATGCGCTCGGAATTGAGGCGCTCGATTTCCGCCGCAGCGGCATCGTTTAAGCGCCCGATCGCGTGGCCGATGCAGTAGCCGCCCAAGGCGGCGCAGGCGATGGCGAGGGCGAGGGTCATCCCATCCCCCCAACATTTCGCCGGGTATCACCGCGCAGCCACGCCTTGAGGCATGACATGCCGACGGTCACACCCTCATCGGCTAAGTGACCCTGTATTTCAGAGATCGACCAGATGTTTCTGGCGTGCAGGAATCGGGCGCGGCGGACGGTGGCGTCGCTGTATTTGATCCGGTTGTCGGTTGTGCGATCGGTGGTCATGCGGCGGCCTCATCAGCCGGGCTGTATTCCCACTTTTCGATCAGCTTGAGCGCGGCTTCGGGCAGCGGCCGCGCAACGACTTCGGCGCGGGCTGCGATCCAGCCTGCACACAGGCGGCCGTCTTTCGGCGAGTGGCAGTAGAAGCCCTTGCCCTCGGTCACCGACTTGAGAAAGTCCAGCTGCGTCTGAAGGCAGCCATTCGGCACCGTGCCTTCCCGACATGCGCAGGTGGCGCACATCTCGCCGCGCACTGCCGGGACGTTGTGGTTTTCGAGGCCCGCAGCCTTGAGCCGGGATTGCCCGAGTGCTGCCAGGCGCGCGGCGTTGCGGCCCATGTGCTGGCCGGTGGGGCTGACGCGGTGGTGGTCTTTGGTTGGGTAGTTCACCTCGCCTGCCCCCACTTCCGCTGTTCCTTTTGACGACGGGCTTTACGCACGTCTCGCTTCTTGGTTTTCATGCGGCCTCTCCCAATGCGTTGCCGCCGTAGTAATCGGCGACAACGGTGTTGATTCGCGCCAGCAACGCGCGGTCCTTGATGTGAATGTGGACGTTCCCGTTTTTGTGCGCCTTCAGCACGACGTATTCGTCGTGGAATGGCTCGCCCTGGGCCCATGCGGCGTTGATGAGCGACTGCACCGGGCCGTAGTCGAACTCGCGCTCGGTGAGCTTGTAGAGCACGCGCATGAAGTCGCGGACTTCGCCGTCGTAGTAGCAGGCGATCTGCCGGCCACGGAAATAACTGGCGCTTGACCAGCTCCGCACGATCATCTTCTGCGGCACGCTGAACCCGGCATCGGCGTGGCGTTTGTAGTCGCCGCTGAGCTTGCGGAAGATGGCCACCAAGCCACGCGCGAACAGGTGGTCTTTCTGCGGCAGGTACTCCATCAGGTTGGCGCGCAGGTTCGCTGCATTGAACTCGGGCGGGTTCTTTTCGAGCGAGTCGTCAAACTCTTTCCGCGCCTTCGCATCCCAAACCGCCTCGAAGCCGCCGATGCGGAATGCTTCACGCCATGCCTTGCGATCCAACTCGGCAATCAGCGTTTCGAGCGGTTGCTGAAAGCGCGCACCGAAGGGCATGGCGTGTTCGCGGATCATCGTCGCAGCTTCTGCAGCCTGTTCGATGCAGCGACCGGCCTCGCGCAGATGAGCGACAGCCTGGTCACGGTGGCGGACCATTTCGGCGATGGTGGGCGGAAGGCGTAGGGTGGTGGATAGGCTCATGCCTCGATCTCCACCGGAGTGGCTGCGTAGCCGATGTAAAGAGGGTGCTTGGGCGTTCCGTCAGCGTTGATGGCCAGCGCATGAAGTCGGATGCCCTGACGCCGCAGCATCTGCATGACCGCCGGGCCTCGGCCCATCAGGTTTCCGGGCTGGCCCCATCCGCAGATGACGATCCCGGCATCAGTGCAGGCCTCGGTGATTGCCGTGTCGTTGTGCCGACCGACGATGTCCCGACCCTCGGCGATGCGCTTCGGCAGTTGCTTGCTGTCGGTCTCGCGCCACGCGAAGACGTTGACGACAGAGACGGCGCCGTAATCTGCGCCCGCCGAGTTCCAGAGGCCCACACGACGCATGAAGCGCTCGATTGTTGGGTCGTTCTGCACCTCGGTGGCTGTGCTGGGGTTCATCGCGAGCAACACAGCCTTGGGCTCGTCCGACCACCGGCGAGACAGCAGGTACCGGTAGCGTTCGCAGTCGCTGAATACGGCCTCAGACCGAATGCCATCGGCTTCGTGGTGGCGGAAGATGAACGTCATGCGGCCACCCCCTCGCGCAAGGCCCCGCCGGCATCAACGCGGCTATGCCAGTGCAGCCAGCCGGACAGGGTGTAGCGATCGACCTCGATGCCTTCGTCGGCCAGGTGCTGCCGCGTCTCTTGCTGGGTGTAGCCGCGGGCGTAAATGAGGCGGGCGCGGCGCACGATTTGGTCGCTGTGGCGCGCCATCGGGTTATCGGCGCCGGGGCGGTAGCGGGAACTCATGCGGCGCGCCCCAGTTTGTCGGCGCTCATCAGGTGCCGAGACATGGCGCCAAGGATTCGCGGCAGGTCGGACGCCCGGTAGAGCTTCGCGGCCTTGTCGGTGGCGACGTGTTCGAAGCCGAGCTGCGCCAGGCCATCCGCGCTGATGGATAGCGGGGCGATCAGGGCGTTCAGTTCACCCAGGCGGATGCGGGCGCCGTCGTCGTTGGCGGACTTGATCGGCGTCGCGTCGTACTTGGGCGGTTCTTCGCTGCGTGCCATTGACTCGACTGCGGCGGCGCTGCGCTCTGCCGATGCGTGCGCCTCCAGTCGACGCCGGTCGTCGGCTTCCTGCCGCGCCTTGGCCTGCTCTTCCTGCCGGATGCGCTGGCGTTCCTGCTCGGCTTTTGCATCGGCCTCACGCTGGGCACGGGCCTCTTCCTCGGCGCGGATCTTTGCGCGCTCGGCATCGAGCCGGGCCTGCTCGCGCTGCTGGAATTCGGCGATGCGCGTCTTGATGAGGTTGCGCAGGTCGTCTTCGGACTTGCTGGTGACGAGCTGCTGAGCGTCGGAGAAAAGCGACTCATGCCCGGCGGCTTCGGTGCGCAGCAATTCCAGATTGGTGCGGATGCCGTTGGCGATACGGTCGGCCTCGATCTTGGCGCGTGCCAATTCGGTGCTGATGGCGTCGCGCAGGCTGGTCAGGGTCTTGAGCCCTTTGATCGCGCCTCCGAAATCGGCCGGCACGTCGGGCAGGCGAACCTTGCCGCCGAAGGTCTTGTTGATGGCCTCGACGTGCTCGCTGAACTGCGCGCGGGCCTTGGCCACTTCCTCGGTGCGAATCTGTTCCTTACGCGCCTTGGTGACCTTTTCGAGAAGCAGGCGCGTGCTGCGCGCGGTTTCGTGCAGGTCGGCAACTTGGCGTCGCATGGCCTCGACCGGGTCGATCTGCGCCAGCGCGGATTCTTCGGCGGTGGTCAGTGCCTCTTCGGCCTTTTTCAGCGTCTTGACTGCGGCCTCGGCATCGGCGAACGCCTGGTCGGTGTCGGGCTTCATGTCCAGGCCGGCGACGAATGCCTTGAGTCGGTCGCCGAACAGGTCGAGGTTGCTGATGACGGCGATTGCGCCGTCCATGCGCACCGAGACGGCGGGCAGGGATTCGGTGGGGGTGGCCACGACGACCGGGGCGGCTTCCTCGGGCACGTACGCGGCAACGTCGGCGTCGAACTGCTTCCACGCGGCGATTAGCTTCGGAATGTCGCCCTCGATGTCGGCGCGTTCGATGATCAGCGATTCGCTACCTTCCTCGGTGCCGTCGCCGCAGACGTAGATGCAGCGGGTCGCGGACTCGCACACGGCGAACTGCTGAACGATCTGCCAACGATCTCCCTCGGGAATGAAGCCGTCGCGGATCGTTTCCATCTTCGCGCGGTTGGCGAGCTTCACTTCGCAGATGGCGTCATCCAGCATCGTCACGCCGTCGAAACTGGCGCCCAAGTAACCGTCATCGCTGACGGCCACGGCGGGATAGAACTCTTCTCCGGCGATGCCTTCGGCAATGGCGCGAAGGGCGGGCTCCACTTCGTGGCCGCTATCAAAGCGGCGCTGTGTCGCTTCGTCGACCGTCGGCGCGATGCCGGTGGCGTAGCGCTTCACCAGTTCGCTGCGGGTGGTGTAGGGCGACACGCCCATAACGGCCGGCGCGTCACTGGCGTTACGGGTTGTGGCTCGGTGGGCATGCCACGCGGCATCGCCCTGGATCAATCCTTCAATGGTCTTCACTCAGGAATCTCCTGTTCTTGCGGTGGGTTGACCTTCGTGTCGGTCAGTTGCTTTTTCTGCTCGTCGGTCAGCAGGCCGCGTGTCTCGACCTTCTTGATCACGTCGGCGGCTGTGAACTGGCCGGATGCGATGCCCGCCTGCCATGCAGGCAAGTTCTTTTTGAACTGGTCGTCGGCGTATGGCATGAGCCCAGCGTTGCGGCCCACGTCATCGGCCGGCCGCAGGTGTTCGGGCAGGTCTTCGATGTCCTGGTCAAAGCAGTCCGACGCGCCGGTCACGGTCAGCGTCATGTCGATCTGTGCGCGCTTTTTCGCCATCTTGAGGATGGTGTTGGCCACGTCAGCCGGATCCGTGCGGACCTGCTTGTCTTTGTAATTGCCGAATTTGATGCGGCGGCGGTTCTCAGGCGTGGCGTTCCACTCTTCGTCGTACGCCTTCTTCCACTTGTATTTCTCTTCGTTGGATGAGCATTCGCCGATGCCCTCACCGAGAAGCGTGCCGCTCTGTGAGTGGGTGCCGATGACGCGAACTTGGTAACGGATGCAGTCGTCCGTAGACAGGTCTGTCACCTGAATGCTGGTGGCGATCTGGAAGGTGGCCAAAAGCACTTCGGAGCCCGGCTTGTACAGGCTCGGCTTCTTGCAGCCGGGGATGACGCCGTAATGCACGTCGCGCTTCATGACCGCGCTCATCACCTGCTGAATGGTGTTGACCCGTTCGCGGATGTCGAGTGCGGTCAGTGCCCGGCCTTCCTGCCGAACAAGCGGACGCGCCTGCTCAATGGTTGCAATCGCTGTCACGACTTAACTCCTTTGATCGCGCCACTCCGGCGCATGGGGATGACGTTGCTCGGCACGTAGCCGGGCACCATGTCGATGTCGGTGATGCCCGGCTCTGAGTGCGTGGCCGTGAGCCGAAAGCCCATGCGTTGCGCGACTGAGGCAAGGGCCATCGTCACGCTCATGGCGCTGGCGTCGGCGGGGAGGCGGACGCGGATGGTTTGGGTGCTCATGCGTCACCGCCCATCGCAGTAATCAGCGCGGCGGCGTCGTCACACGCTTTCAAGCCCTGTGGAGTGCTGCACTCCATGTGCTCGACGCAGCCGATCAGTGCTATCAGCAGACTGTCGCGCTGGGCGTTTGCCTTCGCCAACTCAGCCGCCGCTTGATCCAGATCGTCGAGGAGGTTTCGGGCCGCGCGATCGCCAGACCGGACAAGTTCGAGCAACGCGCCGGCGAGGCTTCCTGGGTCGTCGCGCTGGACATAACCGCCGTCTTCGCGCTCAGACATGCTGCCGGGATAGGCGCTGTCAAAGCCCCTGATGCGCAGGGCACTCATTTGCCACCCCCCAGAACCGCCGCATTCCGCTCGCCATTGGCCCGCAGTGCGTCGGCTTCGCGAGCGATCCGCCCGACGGTTGCCGGGTTGGGCTCCCAGCCATCGGGCAGGTCTGCCCACTCCGGCAGGGGGTTGTTGATCAGCAGATTGATGAGGGCGCGGATCATGCTTCCACCTCATCGCGTAGAGCCGCATAACGCTCATCAGCCGCATATTCCTCATCGGCCAGACGGTTTTTGCGCATGCGGTCCCACACCTGTTCGTCGTCCAGGTTGGCGGCGATGAAGGCGCGATAACGCTCTTTGAAAACGATGCCGATGATGTCGTTGCTGTTGTTGATCAGGGCGTCGTTCAGCTCGTCCATGAACACATCGGCGGCGAGGCTGTTGTCGTTCGCCTCGGCCTTGAAATAGCGGGCCAGCCAGTCGCCTGAGTCCTCTCCGTAGGTGGCCTCGATTGCGAGTTCTTCGCGGGCTTCCTGCTCGGGGGTGGTGTAAGTCTTGCGTGCCATCTCGTTCTCCATTCGGCCCGTGGTGGGGCGATGGAGTACATATTACAGAAAGCTGTAGGCGCATGCAACAGGATTCTGTAATTATGATTCAAGGCAAATCAACCACTTAGCTAGCGCCCACAAAAAACCCCGCACTTGGCGGGGTTAGGTGAGCCGAAAGGCCGTCAGTTTATGGTGACCTGCGGCGGGCCATCGCCTGAGACAGAACACTCCGCATTGCCTGGCAGCTCCTGACCCATGCGGTTTTTGCTTTTGAACTTCATCGTGACAAGCCACGTGCCGGTTGTTTTGTTGCTTATCGCTTGGGTCGAAAGCGTGGCGGGGTTGAAGCTGCTGGGAACTGCGAGGTTTGCCCGGATAGCATCGCGGCATTTGACAATCGCATCACCCTTGCTGATCCCTGCGAGCTTCTGAGACTGAGAGGCCGTAGCCGCCCGCTGGTTCGCTTGTGCCTCTGTGAGATAGAAGCGCTCGCCATTGCGGCAGTCTGCAAACAGGACGATGTTGTTCGGAGGGGATGATCGACCATCAGACAGGGCGACAATTTCCACCTTGTCGCATTTGCTATTGGCCGCCACAGTTTGAGCACCGTTTTTGATGGCTTTGTTGATGCGAGCCACGCCAGCTTCGCCCCAGCGCTCGAACGTCTTGGGGTATCCGCTGCGGGTGACCGGCAAGTCAGCGCCGGGCGTAATTTTGGGATTAGCCGTGGCGGCTGCACAGATGAAGATGCAGGACAACAGAATTGCTTGCATTGCGGTTTTCATTTGTCGCTCCGTGGTCGCGCTACTGCGTGGAGATGATCTGCAACACTCGCCCGTCAATCGCTGTTCTGGCCGTCCAGGTGTTGACCACCTTGCCGCCGAAAGCGTTGGCGCCGCGAAAGGACGTGGTGACGATTAGATGATCGCCGTTGTCACGGTATCGCGTGTCCACATGCTCGTACGAATCAGGGTCGTTCATGGCCGCCTTGATTCGTTGCGTCAGCTCGATGTGTGAGCCATTCCAGACGCTGAACCCAATCGACAGTTCGTCGTGCCGAATCTCGGCATCGGTTTTCGGAGGCGCTGGGGCGTCCGGCCCAAAGAAAAGCCAGACAGCAGATAGCGCAATGACCACGGTGGCAAGCGATACACCTACTTTGATCGATAGGTCTTCTCTGTCGCGAGAGCGCTGAATCTTGGCTATGCGCTCCGCTTCGGCTACGGCGGCAGCGTTCTCCCGAAGAAAATCGTCGGTTTTGCGTTGGCGCACTTTTGCCCTGATCTGCTCGGTCAGCGAATCATCATTTTTGCTTGTCACTCGATGCCCCTGCAAATCACAATCCACCAGCGCAGACCATACCGCACGCTCCTCGCTGATCCAAAACGCCCACCAGGG